TGGTGAGCCGTGCCCGCTCGGCACGCTCAAGGTCGGCGCGACGGTGCATTTACGGATGCAGGGCAGGCTGATGCCTGCGGTCGTCACGTCGCTCAATCCATTCGCAGCACGTTCTGTCTGAGCAGGGAGCATCGGATGGCCGAGCATCCCGCCGTCGACACCGGCGCTTTCTGCCCGCCGAGTTCACCTGCTATCTCGTCAAGCAGTGGCGTGACCTGAACAAGCTCGACCACTACCGCGTGCGCTGCAACTTCCTCAACGAGGTGACGCACACCATGTACGAAGAGGTGCAGCGAGCGCTCAGCCTGCGCGTCGCGCAGCAGCAGGCCGAGAAGTTCAACGAGTCGTGGAACCTCGTGCTGGACTTCCACGCGAAGCTCAAACCGATCAAGTGAGCGGATTTGTAGACGTCTGCGCCGAGCCGTGTAGCATTGCGCCGAGCCGTGACCTGCAGCAGGCTCGAAATCTTGCAGATGAAGCGCTGCGCTGGCAGTCTGGGCTGCCATGAACCCGAACAGTTCAGCCCCGCTCCGCTTCGGTCAGCGCGCGCAGCTTGCAGGCGATCCAGGCAACGATCTGGAAAGCCTGAGCACGTTCCAGCTACCTGACGGCTGTTCGGTGCTGGTCAACCTGACGCCAGCGATCCCCGACTTTTTCATACTGCTGAAGGACGACAACACAACGCCGCCGGACGGCGTGAACATCATACAGCCAGCGAGCGGTCCGGGGCGCTGGGTGCGCTACAGCTTTTTGTACGCTGGCGGCGGCGGCCCGGTGCCGGCAATCGCGGTCTCGTACAACGACGGACTAGCGCCCGCGTACGGTTCAGTGAATGTGCAGGGCGCGCTCGACGCGCTCAAGCCGCTGGTGGCTACCGCTCAGGGCACGGCGACCACGGCTCAGACGGACGCGACCACTGCCCTGGCGAACGCAGCAGCGGCAGCGGCAGCGGCAGCGGCAGCTCAGACGACGGCCAACACCGCCGTCACCAATGCCGCCACGGCGCAGGCGACGGCCGACGCCGCGCAAATCGACGCAACCGCTGCGCTCGCGGGCCTCGGGGCGAAGGCCGACAAGACGACGACGATGACGGCCGGTGCCGGCATGACGGGCGGCGGCGATCTGAGCGCCAACCGGACGTTCGATGTCGTCGCCAACGCGGACGGCTCGATGGCCGTCAATGCCAACGACATCCAGGTGGGTGTGCTTGCGACGGACGCGCAGCACGGAGCGCGGGGCGGCGGGACGCAACATGCGGTGGCGACGGGCGCAGTGGCGGGCTTCATGGCGGCGGCCGACAAGGTTTCACTCGACGGCGACTCGCAGACGTTCAACTTCTCGGCGGCTGAGCAGACGTGGACCAAGCCGAGCGGGACTTTCAGGTTCTGTGAGATCCTGTTGATCGGTACTGGCTCGGGTGGCGGCGCTGGGTGTACGGGTGCAGCCACGAACCGAGCCGGTGGTGCTGGCGGCGGCGGCGCGGCACGATCGGTCCTGGTGTATGCGTTCGCGGATGTGCCAGCGCAGCTCTTTTTGACCATTCCTGATGGTCCAGCGGGCGGAACCGCGACTGCTGGCAACGGTAATCCTGGAGGCAATGGGCTGGAGGCGTTCTGCTCGATGGCGACAGGCTCGACGATCGCGCAGCACCTCTACGCGCGAAGCGGCTCGGTACCGTCGGGTGGAGCAGGCGGTACCAGCACGGGGCAGGCGGGAGCAGCCGGCGGTGTTGCGCTGACGACCTCGAACAACAGCTTTAACATCGGTGCGGAGGCAACCAGCTTCTACGCGAAGCCTGGCGGTACCGGGACGAACTCCGTGACGACCGCTGCTGGGCAGAACGCGGCGATTGCATCCAACAGCCAGCGCAACGGTGGCACGGGCGGTGGCGGTGTGCCGATCGCGGGAACTGAATCAAAGGGCGGGGACTGGACTGCGACGGCACCGCTGACCGGGCTTGTTGGTGGAGCTGCTGGCGGCAACGCCGGCAATCCTGGCGCGCAAGACGCGGGTGGTGCCGCGGTGTACTACGGCGGGACGGGTGGCGGCAGCTCGCACCTTGGCACCGGCGGGGCTGGCGGGGCGGGCACTGTCCCGGGTTGTGGCGGCGGCGGTGGCGCCGGAGGGGCGACGGGCGGCGCGGGTGGCAAGGGTGGTCCCGGGCAAGCGACCGTTCGCTGCTACTAAGTAAAGTTCTGATGTTGCGCTGCATGCTTGCCGATGGGCTTCGCTGGCTAGTCGACAAGCTCGACCCGCCGCAGCTCGACCAGGGCGACGAGGATGCACCAATCCCGCCACCGAATCCGATGACAGACGAGACGGAAGCGTTCCTACGACAGCACGCTCCGTCGACGATGATTCCGCCGCCGATCAAGCCAGCGCCTCAGTACCTCGCCGGCAGCGCGCGCCGTCGGTATGCTGACGCAGCACGGAGATCTTGATGCAGCCAATCTCAACCGGAGGACCCGTCGGCGGTGGCACGCTCGGGCTCGGCATGGGCGGCATGTCGAACGTTCTCACCGGCAGCGGCGGCGGCCGTACTGCGATGGGGCCGGGCGGGCTTTACGTCGCGAGCAGCTTCGGCGTCGACAACACGACGTTGATGAACTTCAAGGCGCGGAGCTTCATCAACTCCGAACGCGTGCGCGATCTAGCCCGGCGTGAGAGCTACTACCGAGCGACGCACCACGACTGGAAAATGTTCGACTTCGACGGGCGGCAGATTCAGCCGGGCCCGCCGACTAGCCAACCCCTGCTCAGCGCCGAGAGCGCGAGCTGGTACGTGCCGCTTCGCATGCGACGCCCGTCGTCGCCGTACCGACTCGCGCGCGTGATCGTCAACTCGTTCACGGCGCTGATGTTCGGGTACAAGCGCTGGCCGACGGTGCGTGTGCATGGCGACCCGGTGAGCGAAGACTTCGTCACGGCGCTCATCGAAGCAACGAAGCTGCACACGCTGATGATTCGAGCGCGCAACCTCGGCGGCTCGTGTGGCTCAGTCGGGTTGAGCTGGAAGTTCTACGACGGCAAGCCGTGCGTGCAGGCGCACAGCGCGAAGCACCTCTACGTGCACTCGTGGGCCGACCGTGAACAGCTCATCCCCGAACACGTGAGCGAGGTCTACACGTACCCGCGCGACGAGTACGACCAGTCGAAAGCGAAGTGGGTTCGCAACTGGTACTGGTATCGGCGCGACTGGACGCCGCTCGCTGATGTTGTTTTCCACGAGTCGTTGTTCTCCTCCGAGGTCGACCCGCAGTGGCGCATCGATGAGGAGAAGACCGTCACGCACAAGCACGGCAAGTGCCACTTCGTCTGGGTGCAGAACTTGCCGGAGGACGACGGCACGAGCATCGACGGGCAGCCCGACTACGGTGAGCTCTACGAGAACTTCGAGTCGCTCGACATCATCAAGTCGGTTGTCGTGCGCGGCGCGCAGCTGAACCTCGATCCGACGCTGGTACTCAAGCTCGACCCCGACATCGTCGCGAGGTCGGGCGTGCGCAAGGGCAGCGACAACTCCCTGCTCGTCGGCGAGTCCGGTGGCGCCGAATACATGGAGCTGCAGGGCACGAGCATCACGGTCGGCATCGACCTGTTCAAGAAACTGCGTGAGGCTGCGCTCGAGGTCGCGCAGTGCGTGATTCCCGACCCGAACCAAATCGGCGCTGCGGGTACGTCGAGCGTCGCGCTCAAAGTCGTCTACGAGCCGATGCTCGCGAAGGCCGAAGTGTTGCGCGGGCAGTACGGCGACGCGCTCGCTCGCGTGCTCGGTGACATGCTCGAATACGCGATCGAATCGGCGAACGATGTGCAGGTCGAGACGGACGACGACGGCAGCGAGCGCGAGGTCCGGGCCTTCATCGACGTGCCGGCGCGCCTCGATCTCGTGAGCGAACCGGACCCGAACGATCCGACGAAGCGCATCGAGAAGTTGGTGAAGACGGAACGCGTGCCGGGGCAAGGCGGGAAGATCGAGCTCGACTGGCCCGACTACTTCAACCCGACGCCGGACGACCAGCAGAAGACGGTCACGACGCTGAGTCAGGGCGTGACGTCGAAGATCATGTCGCAGCAGACGGCGGCCGATGAGGTCGCGGCGATCTACGGGCTGAACCCGCGAACCGAGTGGGCGCGGCTCGAGGACGAGAAGAAGCGCGACCGCGATGCGCAGATGGCGACGATCGCTGCAAGCCAAGGCGCGGCCGGTGGCGAGGTCGACGACCTGAACGCGCTACCGCCCGGCGCCGAACCGTTGAAGCCGAAGGCGACCGAGGAGGAACACGTCTCGCCGTTCGATGAAGGCGACGAGGTCGAGCCCGAGCATCAGCCGATGCTCACGGCTGCGCCTGCGAACGAGGAGTCGTCGAAGCTGATGCTCACGGGTACGGACCTCGCGACGATCACAACGGTGAACGAAGGCCGCGCATCGGTCGGGCTCGGCGTCTTGTTGATGGCGAACGGGTCACCCGATCCTGACGGCAGCCTGACGATCACCGAGTTCAAGGCGAAGCGAGAGGCGAAGGGCGACGCACTGGGCGGCGCGATCGGCGAAGCGCAGGGCGACGTCGTTGCACCCGGTCCGCCAGCAGCACCAGTCGGTCCGCCGAAGTAACATCGAGTTGCCTCCGCCAGACGAGAGGCTGGTAAGTACCCGTGGCGACAAGCAATCCCGTCGAGGTCTTGCGACAGACCAAGCGACAAGCACGCGATTTGGCCGACAAGGTCGGGGTCGACCGCGTGAAGGTGCAGCTCGAGCGCGCGCAGAAGGAACTCAACCAACGGCTCATCCAGGTCGAAGGGTTGAAGGGCCCGGGGCCGGACAGTTTCACGGCGACGCAGATGCGCCTGACGCTGAAGCAGGTTGAGCTCTCACTCGCGTCGCTCACGCGGGGGATGAAGCAGATCGTGATCGCCCAGGGAACGGCGGCAGCGGACAAGGCGACGACGGACCTGCTCGCGTACATGCACGCGAGCGAGCAGAGGTACCGAGGCATCGCGACGCGGCTTCCGTTGCAAGAGGCGTCGATGTTCGACCGCGTGAAGATGGGCACGCACGCGAGCATCCTGCATCGACTGGCGAGCGATCCGCAGGACCCGGCGAAGCCAGGCATCGTCACGCGGTACGGCGGTGACGTGATGGTGCACTTCGAGGAGCAGCTTCAACAGTCGCTCATCCAAGGAACGCCGTGGGCCGAGGTCCGCGGCAACCTCGTTTCGGCGAGCCCGTTCTTGCAGCAGGCGCCGGCGTTCTGGGCGGAGCGTCTCGTTCGCACGGAAACGATGGGCGCGTTCGGGCGTGCAGCTTGGGAGGGAACGCGCCAGGCCGACGCGGTGCTCGGCGACATGGTGAAGATCTTGTCGGCGACCTTCGATGATCGAACGGGCTGGGACAGCTATCAGGTCCACGGTCAGATCCGCCGACCGGATGAAGCGTTCCAGTGGAACGGAAGGAACTACCAGCACCCGCCGAACCGGCCGAACGATCGCGAGGTTGTCGTCCCGCACCGACTGTCCTGGCCGTTGCCGGCCGAGTTGAAGTGGAGGAGTGACGGGGAGGTCGCCGCTCGCTGGGCATCGGAGGGCCGGAAGGGAGGGCCGCCTGGTCGTCCCACGATGACCACGGTGCCGCTCGACGACTTCGGCAAGGCCCAACCACCCATGCCGCCGTCGGGCGCGCCAGCGCCGCCCGTGGCGCCACCAACAGGGGTTCCCGAGGGCGGGCCCCCGGCGCCGCCGCCCGCGGCTGCAGCGCCGGCCGTCATCCCGCCGATCTCCGTTCAGAAAGCGATTGCCGAGCAGCTGCTCGAGGCCGGCGCCGCGCCGGAGCTTCCCGCGCCGAAGCCGTTGCCACTGACGCCGGAGGCAGCAGCGAATGCGAAGCTAGACGCGCTCGACCTTCTCGACGGCAAGTCCGTCGAGACGACGGGGCACTTGCTCGGGTTGCCGATGCTCGAGGACGCGGGCGCGTTGCCGAAGGGATTCAGCGCCGACACGTTCGAGGCGAAGATCGACGAGTTGAAGATCCTCGCAGCGCAGCTTGCGGCGAGCGGGCAGAAGGTGCCGAAGAAGAAGCAGTCGGTGAAGGTTGGAGCGTTGGTCGTCGAAGACCCGGTTGTTCCGAAGAAGTTGGTGCAGCAAGCGATCGCGCAGAAGTCGAACCTCGCGATCCCGGGCTACTGGTACAAGGGTAAGTGGATCGTTGCCGGGGACGGCGCAGCGACGGCGCTCGGCAAGATACTGAAGGGACAGGGTGCGCTGAGCATCCACGCGATCGACTTGAACGCGGTCGAGCAGATGCACGCAGCGCCGAAGGTCGCACCGCCGGTAGCGGCGCCGAAGGCACCCGGTCCCGTCCTTGGGGCGACGCCAGCCGAGAAGAAAGCTGGCGTGCTCAAGTACCTCGACGAGCATCCCGAGGGCACGCTCACACACGGCGGCAACATCACGCCGAACTCGGTGGTCCCGAAGTTGCCGGCACTCAGCACGAGCGTCATGGCGAGCGCAACGCCAGCGAAGGTCGCTGTCACCGACGTCCACTTCTTCGATGCTTCGGTACCGAAGGCTGAGGTGAAGATGGGCGTCAACACCTACGGCAAGGCGACGCTCGTGAAGATCGACGGCAAGCTGTACTCCACCGATGCGGTGACGGACGGCAAGCTGCTCGCGCTCAAGCTGCAAGGCCTGACGCACATCGACGCGAACGTCGTCGATGTCGACAAGATCGTAGCGCCGAAGGTTGCCGCGCCGAAGGCCGCCGCTCCAGTGGTGTCGGCGCCTGCGCCGAAGAAGCCCAACGCACCCGAGGTCGTCGCCGAAGCTGCGCGAGTCGAGCGCCATCTTGATCAAGAAGCGCAACGCTTGAACCCGTACGAGGCCGTCACCGAGTGGCACTCCTACAGCAACCAGCAGATGATCGACGCCGCCGATACGGCAGTGCGCGTCACGACGCAGCGAGCGCAAGCGGTCAAGGCGTTCACGTACGGCTCGGACTGGATGATCCGCGCCGTCGACCGCGGCCTGTCCGACGAGGAAACCATCACGGCAGAGATGGCCCACCGCGGCATGACGCGCGAAGCCGCCGAAGCGAAGCTGGTCAAGGTGAAGGGCTACCGCGACGAGCTCAACCGGTTGCTGCTCGATCACAGTTCCCCGACGACGCTCGGGCAGAAGGGCGAGCAGTACACGGCCGTCTATCGCGGAATCGGAACGCTCAGTCGTAAGACCTTCGAGAAGTTCCTCACGGAGCCGGAGATCACCTTGAACGCGGTCTCCTCATCGTCTCGCACGCCGAAGGTCGCAACATCACCAACATTTTTCGGCAGGACGAATGCGAATCCTTACCGCGTGCTGCTTCGCTTGAAGGCTCGTTCTGGTGTCTACGTCGAGTCGATCACCGATGCGACGAGTGAACAAGAACTCGTGCTGCCAAGCTGGGCGAAGTTCAAGGTCACGAAGCGTGCGCTCGGTGATGTCGACAAGCAGACGTTGGTAATCGAGGCCGAGGAGATCGCACCCGATCCCGTGGCGCTTGCCAAGGCCAAGGCATCAGCTGAACGAGCGGCGACGCCGAAACGAGATCGCGCTGATGTGCGAACACGAGTGCGGGAAGGGGTCTCCTACGCCGACCAGTTCGAGGAAGGATACCAACCGCCCGCGCCAGCAGCGAAGCCGGAGCAAAAGGTCGGAGCGCGTACGAAGGCAGAAGTGCTCAAGTACCTCGAGACTGCACCCGAGCGCATCGTGCACAGCAACATGATGGCGAGCCCTGCTCAGAAGACGAAGGCCGAGCAATTCTCCGACGCGCCGTCGGACTCGGAGACGGTCGTCATTCACGACGTCAAGTTCTGGGGAAGTACGGTCTCGAAGGCCGACGTGCAGCAAGGGCTCGCCGGTGCAGACGAAATCATCCTCGTGAAGTTGAACGGTCAGTACGTCTCGACCAGCCCTGCTGCCGACGCAGCGCTGCATGCGCTGAAGCTCCAAGGTGAAGCCAACGCCAGCGTGGAGGTCGTCGATCCCGAAATGGTGGGCGAGATGATGGGCGGCTAGTCTCGGTCCGGGAACATCGCTGCCGCGTCGTCGTCGTTTCCGATGAAGCGCCACGGGCGGAACCGCTTGCCGTTGACGGTCACCATCACCTCGCTCAACAACGCAGCGGGCAACGTCTCAGCCGCGTCGACGAGTCGTACCTGCGTCCCGTCGGCAAGCTCGCCGAACTCGGGCAGGTTCGCGAGGTCCTCGTCCGTGATCCCACCGTCATCTTGATCGGCCATGCCGTCATCATGGGGCGTGACCTTGCGCGTAGGCCAGGGCCGACGGTACGCTCCGTGCAATGGCAAAGCCGTTCAAGGTCACCGGGCCCATGACGTCGGCGGTCGGCATCGGGCGCATGCCCGACGGGCGCTTCACGAACGTGCCGACGCCGACGGCCGGTGCGCTCGAGAAGCAAGCCGAAGCGCAGAACAAGACCGTGCCGCAGGTGATCGCGAGCACGCCACGCCAGGACGGCGAGGACCCGATCCCGTGGCCTGCTGCTGGCCCGGTGAACGACGCAGCCCGGCCGCCGATGAAGTTACGCTGATTGACGCTCGCCACCGGGGGCGCGTACAGTCTGCCCTCACCTTGCGAGGCGAAGTGGAAAACCAACCTGGCGACGGCAAGAGCAACCCGTTCGGCAACGGAGCCGGAGGAGCAGCGAAGATGGCGAGCAGCGGCAACGACTTCCTGACGAATCCGAGCGGCAGTGGTGGCAAGGGTGGCGCGGGCCAGCCCGACTCGAAGTTCACGCAGAGCCGTCCGCAGCAGAGCGGCTCCGATCCGGTGAACGCCGGCGACAAGCCGCCCGGCCCGAGCACCGCAGCCGAGGTCGTCACGCCGGCAGATCTCGGCGGTACGCAAGGCGTGACGCACAAGCCGTTCAAGCTCGGCAGCGTCTGAACCTCGTTCGTTCGTGGAGTAGATCGACGACATGGGACAGCTGAAGGTCGAGGGCGCGCTCATTGCGGGACCGACGTCTGCAACTGACGTCTTCCCTGCAGGCGTGCTCACGCACCCGCTGTCCACGGCGCAGACGCCGAAAGGTTTCCAGGTCGGGACCGGAGTCCTGACGCGCCAGCTCAACAGCCCGCTCGCGTTCCTCGCGTTCCCCGAGCTAGGCGGCAACGCTGCCGTGACCAAGGCGAACTTCCTCTACATCCGGTCGAGTGCACCGATGACGCTGAGGCTCACGACGGATGACGGCGCTGGTGGTAGCGTTGTCGCCGTCGAGCCGATGCAAGGGCTCGTCATCCACGAGTACCCCGACAACAAGTTCTTGAAGCTGCTCGAAGTCATGGGCAGCGGTCCACTCGAGTACGCAATCTTCGGTCAGCAGTAAGGAGCACGTTTCATCATGTCCGAATCCCTCAAGCAGACCTTCGATCGCTCGCCGCCGAACACGCTTCCCGACGCGTTCCGCACCATCAAGCTCGGGCAGACGCTCGCAAGCGACGTCAAGCAGACGATGCGCAAGGCGAATGCAGACGCATCGGGCGGCAACCCGTCGAACCTCGCAACGCTCGACGTGTTCGACTTGCCCGACGACGCGAAGGCAATGACGATCTTCCGCGCGTACGCTCGCGCCGGCGCCGGCACGCTCGGCGAGCTGGTGGTCGCAGCGCCGAACGCGACGCCCGCGGCGGGCGAAATCGCGGTCACGCCGAACGGTGACATCGCGCTGCTCGCGGCCGATGCCTACACCGACGTCGACGTGGAGTTCCTGCCGACGCGAGGCGACGTCCTCGAAGTCACCGATCAAGTCGCCGCCGACGTGATGACGCTGCCGGATGCAGTGGTCAGTCGCGGCGTCGTGCTGCTCGCCTCGGTACCGGCGAGTACGGGCGGTGCTCCCGGCACGAAGATCGTGCTCGCGCCTGGCGCCGGCGCGCCGGCAGCCGGCCAGTGCCGGCTGAACCTCGCCAAGAGCACGATCACGTTCGCCGTCGCGGACGCGATCACGAAGGCGACCGTTCGCCTGGTCGTGGTACCGGAAGCCGAGCTGACGTCGCTGCTCGGCGGTGAGTCGACGCTGCTCTGAGAGGGGTAGCGCGAGAAAGGTAACGAGAGGACCCATGAGCGTAGAGAATCCAACGGGTGCCGGAGGAGAGGCCGCGCCGCCCGCAACGACACAGCCTGCAGCGGCGCCGACGTCGGCACCTGCAGGCGACCCGCCCAGTAGTGGCGGTGACAAGGTCACGCTCGATCGCGAGGCCTTCAACGATCGCATCGCACGAGCGAAAGACAGCGCGACGGCCACCGAGCGCGCGCGTCTGAAGGCGATCTTCGGTACTGACGACGCGACCGAGATCGCCAAGATCAAGACCGAGTGGGAGGACCTGAAGAAGCAGCAGGACGAGGCGAAGCGTCAGTCCATGTCGCGCGAGCAACAGCTCGAAGCAGACCTGGCGACGGCGCGCGCCGCGACGGCCGCGGCCGAAGCCCGAGTGCTCGCGGCCGAAGAAGATCGCGCATTCACGCAGAACGACGTGAAGATCAAGCGGATCGCGACGCAGGCGATCGCCGAGGAGTACGTCGACGACGTCGCCACCATCTTCGCCCGGCAAGCGCTGGCGAAGCTGTCCGCCCGCCAGCTCGACAAGCTGACGGACAAGGACATCGAGAAGTGGTTCGCCGACTTCGCGAAGAAGAAGCCAGCGTTCGCTCGTACGGCTGCGGCACCTGCCGCAGCGCCTGCCGACCGAACGCAGGTCAAGAAGCCGCTCACGACTGGCGCGCGGCCAGAGCAGAAGCCTGGCGCGAATGCGACGACGACAGCAGCCGGCAAGACGCCGCGCCCTGGTCAGCCGAACTCGATGAACCGAGGAGAGTTCGAGAAGTTCAAGCGCGAGCGAGGCATCAGCTACTAGACGTTCACCACGATGCAGGCGTAGGCTCTGCATCGTCAAGCAAGCATCGAGGCCAGCCGCCTCCCCGCCCCCCGCCAGGCGTGACCGAAAATGGCGTGAAGCACAGCGGCGAAACTCGATCGAAGTCCACCTCAGAAGGAGTCTCCGATCATGTCTCTCGTCCTGGGCATCCCGCCATCCATCCTGAAGCTCGTGCAAGAAGGCCTGCTCGAGCGTGCGTTCCATGACGGTTTGTTCCCCGCCCTTCAGTACCGCGCCGAGGCGATGGTCGAGGAGTGGCCGGCGAACACGGGCCAGTCGATCTTCATGTCGAGGCCGGGCCTGCTCAAGCCCGTCGTGAAGCCGTTGCAGCCGGGTGTCGATCCGCTGCCGCAGGCCGTCAGCTACGAGCAGTGGGAAGCTCGCCTCGATCGGTTCGGGTCGACCATCGACACGCACATGCCGACGAGCGCGACGAGCAACGCGAACTTGTTCCTGCGCAACATCCATCAGCTGGGGTTGCAGGCAGGCCAGTCGCTCAACCGCATCCCGCGCAACTCGCTGTTCAAGGCGTACCTCTCCGGTCAGACGGCGCTCATCGACGCGACGCTGGCAGGCGACACCACGATCCACGTCGCGAGCGTGAACGGCTTCACGGACGTCGTGATCCCGGGCTCGACCGTGCGTCCGGCGCCGGTGAGCGCGGCGACTCCGTTGCCGATCAGCATCGTCGGCGCAGCCGACAACACGGTCGTGGGCTTCGTGCTCGACAACCCGAACGACTCGTTCGGGCCCGGCGTGCTGAGCCTCGGCGCGGCAGTCGGCGCGGCGCTCGCTGCGCGCGCTCCGGTACTGAGCTCGGCACGTCCCGACGTTCTGCGCTCGGGCGGCGGTGACAGCATCGACGCCATCAGCGCGGCCGACACGTTCGTCCTGCAGGACGCGATCAACGCGGTGAACAAGCTGCGTCGGCACAACGTGCAACCGCACGAGGACGGCTACTACCACGCGCACATCAGCCCGGACTCGAACGCGCAGGTCTTCACGGACCCCGCATTCCAGCGGCTGAACACCGCGCTCCCCGAGCACCACATCTACCATGAGGGGTTCATCGGGACGATCAGCGGCATCATGTTCTTCATGAACACGGAGTCGCCGGACAACCTGAACTCGGGCGACCTGACGGCGACGAGCGCGAGCGCACGTTACGCCGAGGACATCGGCGCCGAGGTCATCAACGCCAGCAACGTGAAGATCGGTCGCATCTTCGTCAGCGGCCGCGGCGCGCTGTACGAGAAGTGGCTGCCGGAGTCGAACTACATCAGCGAGGCCGGCGTGACCGGCAAGGTGGGTGAGTTCGACGTGGTGAACGGCGGCATCGCGGTACTCGCCGAACGCATCCGGCTGGTGCTGCGCGCGCCGATCGATCGCTTGCAGGATCTCGTCGCTGCGACCTGGTCGATCTCGACCTCGTTCCCGGTGCCGAGCGACGTGACGTCGGGCAGCGGCCCGCAGCGCTTCAAGCGCGCGATCGTGATCGAGCACGCGCTCGCCGCCTGATCGTAGCGAGCTGAACGGCTGACGGCTCCGGGGCAACCTGGGGCCGTCGTCGTTTCAGCGGTTCGGTGGTAGCTTCTGCAAGGTCAGCGCGTTGAGAGAGGCGCTACTGGAAAGGGAGCCCGATGCCACGCAAGCCGAAGGAACAGAGTCAACCCGAGCAAGACCCGTTCGAGGTAGGTGCGACCGCAGTCGATGCTGACAACCTGAACGCATCGCAGCCGGTGATTCCGCTCGTACCCGAGTCGCGTGAGAACCTGGGATCATTCGCGGCGCCAGTACCCGTTGCTCCGACGCCGCCCGTTGCTCCGGCCGTACCTGCAGCGTTGC